TTAAAAGATATTATCGAAGAAGCTTACTACGAAGTATTAGCAACAGGCTTACTCTCTGAAGCAGAAGGCGATGAAGAGGAGACTGAAGAGGTACCGGAAGAAACTCCTGATACTGAATTTGCTGATACTGAAGAAGTAGAGGCAGCAGAAGACGAAGTTACTGATCCAACCCCGGAGATCTTAGCTAAGTTTCCAACATTAAAGAAGACCTTAGTACATTTAATGACTCCTGAATTCGAAGAGTTTGTGGAAAAGATTGGATGGATGTCTCCTAAACCATCTACATTTAAAGTAGAGTTTAAAAACGGCCAAGACTTTCAATTAAAGTGGATGGGTAAAGGCTTTCAAGCTACTGTAGAAGGTAAACGTTACTACTTAACAAACGTATCAGAATACCAACAATGTTTAGATAAGATCGGACATATGTTAGCATCAGGACCTATAACAGATCAATTTGCCGATGATACTTCTGGAGAAGATGTATTTGGTGCCGAAGGTGGCGGAGGAGAGTTTCCTGGAGCAGAAGGCGGAGCAGAAGCAGGTACAGATGTAGGAGCTGATACTGGAGCAGAAACACCAGCAGCAAGCGGCGAAGAAGATGTATTCGCCGGCGTAGAGTCATAACAAATGGATATACTAGATAAACTCATACAAGAGTGGTCATGGAGAACAGAAAAAGGTTATCCTGATCTCACTAACGAAGATGATCTTAAAATCTTAAGAGAAGTTTTCGGTATAGATCTAACTGAAGCTTATACCGAATTCCCTACCTCTGTTGAACAGATAAGCAATCCCAAGGTAGCAGAACTATTTAAAATAGTAAAATCCTTCCCTGGATTAAAGATAGAAGATCCAATAGCACTGGATCCTGTTAAGAAAAATAGCCCTAAAATAACAAGAGCCTTAAAGAATAATAGAGACTTTATAGAGCATCTAGAAAACGAGCTAGGGATTGAAATAGAGGATCCTAACGAACTTATCAGATGGAACGGTCTTTCCATTAGTTTTGGAGAAGGTTCAAGAGGAGGTAGAGGCGTTAACAGCAAAGGTTTAAAGTTTGAGGAAGAGATTGCTCAAGACTTAAACAACTATAAAGCAGGAACTGAAGAATACATACATTCTGAACTTACTAAATCAATCATAAGAGAATTCTCACTAACTCCTACTAACTTCAGTGTTAAGAGTGAAGGCGGAGAAAATAAGAGAAGGCCCTTAGAGTTTACAGAGAAAGGCCCGATCGTAGGATTCGCAGAAGAGAATTTAGCTGCAACACTTACTGACTTGACAATTCTCAAAGGATCAGAAACAATATACCTTTCTCTAAAATTCGGAGGAACTCTAACATTCTTTAACTCCGGAGTTGCTGTGACTGTCTTCCCAAAAGATGATTTCTCCGATGGTAAGATAGACACTCCGAACGGCGTATCCCTTTTAGATACTTTTGGTATCGACAATGAACTATTTTGTAGAGTATTTAATGAATACAAAGAAGATGGATCCGGTCCTGACTTTTCACAATACCATAAAGTTACTACTGACTACGACAAAGAGAAGCTATTCAGATTAGTAGAAAGCGGTATAGGTACAGGTTACTATATGCTAAAAGGAGGTAGAACAACTGAATTTTTCTTCGTAGGAGACGAATATAATAAAGCAGCATCACAGCCTACTTCCGGTATAGAAATACAGTATGGAGGTAAAACAGGTAAAGGTAAGAGAATAGATATTGTATTTGAATCTGAAAAATATAAATTCAAAATCAATATTCGAAACAAACAAGGAAAGCTGTACCCATCACATATTATGTGTGATTACAGGAAAAAATAAAAGGTATATATTTATATATAATGAGAGGTTTTAAATTCGAACATATTGTAATCTTAATATTAGGGGTATGTCTCTTATGGCTAACACAATGCCGTAGAACAAAACCTATTACAGAAGAGATTGTAAAAACAGAGGTTGTAACTAAATGGGATACCGTAGAAGTTGCTAAGACTGAATACATTCCTAAGATCGTAGAAAGGTTAGTAGTAAATATAGACACCTTTTCAATACCTATCGACACAGTTTCAGTACTAAAGGACTATTATGCAAAATACTTCTATACTGATACTATTCAGATAGATACATTAGGTTCTATAGTGATAAATGATACTATCACTCGTAACTTAATCTCAATGAGAGATGTACAATCCAACATTTTCATCCCAACAACTACAATTACTAATACTGTTTACCTCAACAGGAGGGAATTTTACGGCGGTATTTCGTTAACTGGACAACCTACTCAATTAGATTTTATCAACGGAGAGTTACTATACAAAGGTAAGAAGAGAAACGCTTACGGTATAGGGGTAGGTATCAATCAAGAGCTTGTACCTATCTATACTTTCAAAGTATTTTGGAAGATAGGTAAATGAGCCAGCAAGACGTAAAAAAAATAGTAATACAAGAATACGCTAAGTGTGCAAAGGATCCTGCATATTTCATGCGCAAGTACTGCTACATTCAACATCCTCAGAGAGGACGTATCTTATTTAACTTATATCCTTTCCAAGATAAGGTATTACACTTATTTAAAGATCATCAATACTTAATTACTCTTAAATCAAGACAGCTAGGTATATCTACTTTAGCAGCTGGATACAGTTTATGGTTGATGATCTTCCACAAAGATAAGAACGTACTCGCATTAGCAACTACTCAAGCTACAGCTAGGAACCTTGTAACTAAAGTACAATTTATGTACGAACAGTTACCAAGCTGGTTACAGTTAAAGGCAGTAGAAAAGAACAAACTATCGTTAAGATTAAAAAACGGCTCAAGAATATCAGCCAAATCATCTAACTCAGATGCTGCTCGTTCAGAAGCTGTATCTTTACTTATAATAGATGAAGCTGCATTTATCGACAACATAGACGAAACCTTCGCATCAGCACAACAGACCCTTGCAACAGGTGGTCAGTGTATGGCTCTATCAACTCCCAACGGAATCGGTAACTGGTTTCATCAGACCTGGGAAAAAGCCGAAACTGGTGAAAATAGTTTTATCCCGATCAGACTACCGTGGACTGTTCACCCTGAAAGAAATCAAATGTGGAGAGATCTACAAGATGCTGACCTAGGTCCTAGGATGGCTGCTCAAGAGTGTGACTGTGATTTCCTATCTTCCGGTGATACGGTATTTGAACCTGAAGACTTAGTCTTCTACGAAACAACAGCTCAAAACGATCCTGTTGAAAAACGAGGAGTAAGCGGAGACTACTGGATATGGGAATACCCAGATTACACAAAATCCTATATGGTAGTCGCTGATGTCGCTAGAGGAGACGGACAAGATTTCTCCGCATTCCATGTATTCGATATTGAATCAGCATCACAAGTTGCTGAATTTAAGAGCAAGGTACCTCCTAAAGAATACGGTAACTTACTGGTAGGAGTAGCAACAGAGTACAATAACGCACTACTAGTTGTAGAAAATGCAAATATCGGATGGTCTACTATTGAACAGATTATCGAAAGAGATTATCAGAACTTCTACTACTCTTCTAAATCAGATCAAGATACAGTAGAGACGTATATGAATAAAATGGAGAGAGGAAACCTTACTCCCGGTTTTACGATGTCTATGAGAACCAGGCCACTAGTCATTGCTAAGATGATGGACTATGTTAGAGAAAGATCTGTGACTATAAAATCTCAACGTCTACTAAAAGAGATGAGAGTTTTTGTATGGAAGAATGGTAAAGCTCAAGCACAGACCAACTACAATGATGACTTGGTAATGGCTTTTGCAACAGGACTTTACGTTAGAGACACAGCACTGAGACTAAGACAACAAGGTATGGACCTATCCAGAGCTAGTCTATCAGCTATGTCAAATTTAAATCAAAGACAAGGAGCTGCATATTCAGTTGGTAATATGCAAAATAATCCTTATATTATGAAAACCCCTAATGGAGAAGAGGACGTATCCTGGTTACTTTAGTGGGCCTATTTATAATTAAACTATTTTTACATGGCTGATACTTCCTTATTTGGTAGATTACAGAGATTATTTTCTACCGACGTAGTAATTCGTAACGTCGGCGGAAATCAGCTAAAGGTAGCTGATGTTAATCACATTCAGAGTACAGGTAGATACGAAACCAACTCTCTAGTAGATAGATTCTCAAGACTATACCTATATAACAATAAGAATATATTTAATCCTAACCTGAATTATCAGACGTTAAGGATTCAATTATACTCTGATTATGAAGCAATGGATACAGATCCTATTATAGCTTCAGCACTAGACATCTTAGCCGACGAATCATGTCTAAAGAATGATATGGGGGATATACTTACTATCAAATCTTCTGACGAAAACGTTAAAAAGATCCTTCATAACTTATTTTACGATGTACTAAACCTTGAGTTTAACTTATGGTCATGGACTCGTAATATGTGTAAGTACGGTGACTTCTTCTTGAAGCTAGAAGTAGCAGAGGAGTTCGGTGTTTACAACGTACTACCGTACACAGTATATAGTATGGTAAGACATGAGAGTCAAGATCCCGACGAACCGGCTAAGGTGCAGTTTACCATCGACCCAGACGGTATCGCTTCATCAGCAGATCCAAACTACCTACCAAGACATAAAGATAAAGTTATTAAATTAGATAACTACGAAGTTGCACACTTCAGGTTATTATCAGATACAAACTACCTACCCTACGGACGTTCTTATTTAGAGCCTGCTAGAAAGATTTTTAAGCAGTTGACTTTGATGGAAGATGCGATGTTGATTCACCGTATCATGAGAGCTCCTGAGAAGAGGGTATTCTATGTTAACGTAGGACAGATCCCACCTAATGAAGTTGAGCAGTTTATGCAAAAAACTATCAACGGGATGAAGAAGACTCCTTATATTGATCAAGAAACAGGTCAATATAACTTGAAGTTCAACATGCAGAACATGATGGAGGACTTTTTTATCCCAGTTAGAGGTGGAGATGCTACAACAAGAATCGATACAACTAAAGGATTAGATTACGACGGCACCAATGACGTTGAGTACTTAAGAGATAAAATGTTTGCTGCATTAAAGGTACCTAAAGCATACTTCGGTTACGAAGGTGACTTACAAGGTAAAGCTACTTTAGCAGCAGAAGATATTAGATTCGCAAGAACTATCGAACGTATTCAGAGAATCGTCGAATCTGAATTGACTAAGATTGCTTTAGTACACTTGTACGTTCAAGGGTACAAAGGAGAAGGATTAACAAACTTTGAACTTAAACTTACTACTCCATCTGTTATATACGAACAAGAAAAGGTTGCTCTATTAAAAGAGAAAATGGACCTAGCTTCACAGATGGTAGAGAGTAAAATGTTCTCTACAGATTATATTTACGAAAACATCTTTAACTTATCTGAAGACCAGTTTAATGAACAAAGAGACTTAGTTAGAGAGGACAGTAAAAGAGGATTTAGAATCGCTCAGATTGAAAACGAAGGAAACGACCCAGCTAAATCTGGAGTTACTTACGGTACACCTCACGACCTTGCTTCAATGTACGGTAGAAGAGGAATGGATACACCTAAGATGCCTGTTGGATATGATGAGACAAATCCTGAAGGAAGACCTCAGATTCACGCCTCTACCTACGGTACTCAAGACAGTCCATTCGGTAGAGATAGACTAGGTACTCATGACATGCACGGCGGCTACGATAATGAAGAAGACGGTGAAATTACAGTTACCGAAGAATCACAAGTTGACAATTACAATACTAAGTCAGTGTTCTACCAAAACAGGAATCTTTTCGAACCAAAGAAGAAATTAATTTTTGAAGAAAAGAAAGAAGAAGAGTCTGGACTGCTTGATGAAAGCAATATTAAAGATTTAGGTTAAGAACATATATTTATATTAGTAGAATAGTATACTCATGAGAATTAAACATTCAAAGTACAAGAATACTGGATTAATCTTTGAACTGTTAGTAAAGCAGATCGCAGCAGATACCTTATCCCGTCAAGACTCACCAGCGGTAAAGGTGTTGAAGAAGTTCTATACCGGTAAATCATCATTAGTTAGAGAATTCAGACTCTACGAATATATCCTAAAAAATAAAGGAGTATCCCAAATGAAAGGAGAGACTATCCTCTCTACTATTACCGAGGTATCCCTTAAGATTGATAGAACTGCTATAAAAAGACAGAAATACGAACTTATCGCAGAGATTAAGAATAGTTACGATCTAGATGAGTTCTTTTCTATGAAGGTAAGAGATTATAAGCCATTAGCAGCTCTATACTGTTTAATGGAAGCTCAAAATGCCGATCTAGTAGATCCTCAATTTATCATAGATAATAAGACTACTTTGTTAGAACACTTAACTAACATCAAGCAAGATGAAGGTGACGTAAAAGATGCTTTAGTAGAAGAGTATTCAAAATACGATAAAGATTTGAGATTATTGACTTACAAAATCTTACTAGAGAGGTTTAACGGAGCTTATGATAACTTACTACCTGAGCAAAAAACAATCTTAAGAGAATTTATTAATGCTTCAGAATCTCAAGTAAAACTTAGAACACTTATTAACGAGGAGTTAGGAAAGATTTCAACTGCTGTTAATGAGTTAAAGGAAAAAGTATCTGATGATATCGCTAAGATTAAGTTAGATGAAGTAGCTAAGAGTATCGCTCCTATCTCAAATAAAACTAAGGTAGGTGATAACCATATCATTAACTTATTACAGTACTACGAATTAGTAGACGAGCTAAGAAACTTATGAAAGAGGAGTTAGCAGAGATTCTAAGAGAGTACATTATAGAGGTTCTCGCTGAAACTAGTGCAACAGGTACTGGAGCGAGTTTTACCCCCGGCACTGGTGCTCAATACGCCACACCAGCAGCTTTTTCAAAAGACGGAAGAGATAATAGAGCAGTCCAATTCTTAAAGAAAATGGGCTTTAAAAAAGTAGAACGACCAAACAGACCATCAAGCACTAAATTAGTAGACTACAGATGAGAACATTACAAGAAAAATATAACGCAGTATTAGAAGGAAACTTTTCTAAGACTCAATTCAGAAGAGATGCAGCTATTGAGGTGCCTCAATTTGTATCTACTGTAAATAGCTTTGACGATACGGTAGCTATCCTTAAGAACAAAGGAGCTATTACTGAAGCTAAAGCACAAGAGCCTAAATACTCAACAGCATCTCCTGAAGATACTGTTGCTCCTGATGTACTAGATACAGGTATCAAGTTTGAACTTGATAAGAAGTACGGTACGTTAGACGTTACTCCTGAGCAATACGCTAAGTGTAGAGAAATGGCTATTAAGAACCTAGCTAAAGACGTTTTATATTACGTTAAGCAAGATAGCGAGCAATTAGAAGCTCCGGGAGAGAAAATGGAGAAAGTTACTTTAAAAGAAGTAAAAGTAAAAGTAGCTATTCCTGGTCAAGACGAGTTTGAAGCAGAAGAAGGTAAA